CGCAAACGGGATCATCGTCGAGGGCAAGGGTCTCTTCGACTCGGCAGACCGCACCAAGCATCTGGCCGTGAAGAAGCAGCACCCGCATCTCGATGTCCGCTTCGTGTTCACCCGCAGTGCCTCCCCGCTGTACAAGGGATCCAAGTCGACTTACGCCACCTGGTGCGAGAAGAACGGATTCAAGTACGCCGACAAAACAATCCCCCCCGAATGGTTAGCAGAGCCAAAGAGAGAGAGCAAATGAAAGATGATGTGCAGACGTTCGAAGGTGCAGGCCTCGTTGACTACCCTACAGCACGTGCCCTGTCCTCGGTGGACGTACTGATCAAAGTTCCTTCTCAGTACTACAGCCACAAGGACCTCAAGGGACTCATCAAGTTCCTCAAGACCATCAAGCGCCAGATGAAGGAGCAGATGTAATGACACAAACCCAACGACTCCTGAAGCACCTCCGCACCGCTGGCTCGATCACGCAGCGCGAAGCGATCATGGACCACAGCATTCAGTCCCTCACCCGCCGCGTCACGGAACTGCGCGACCACGGCTACAACATCCACTCGAGCCTGCGCAAGCACCCGGTGACCGGCCAGCGTTACTGCCGCTACATCCTCGGGACCCCGGAGAAACTCTGATGCCGTACCGCGTAGTCATCAACCACTGTCGCTGCCATCCCGAGACCTGCTGCTGCAATGACTACGCAGTCGTCGACGAGCTAGACAAGAAGTTGACCACATGCTTCCGCCGCGAGGCTGCGGAGGAAATCGTCGAGGCCCTGAACGCCAAGGAAAAGCAATGAAAGTCAAACACACCAAGAATGGCAACGTGAAAGCCACGATGCCCCTGGACACCGCGGTCGTCCTGCGGGGGATCCTGCTCGACACGTACAAGCCGGAAGTGCGCACCGCACTCAACCTGTCGATCTTCGAAGCTCAGGTCCTCTGGGAACTCGAAGACGAACTTGACGAAGCAGGTATCCAGACACCCTGGTAAGCCCTGACGAACACACCCACACAAGCGAGAGAGAACCATGAAATACAACCGCACCTTCATCCTGGCCGTGGCCGCTGTTGCGTCCTCCCGTGGAGACACAGAGGCAGAGGCAGTCTTCAACAAGCTGTTCGACATCAACACGGCCCCGGTGGCCCGAGTGGTCACGAAGACCCCGATCGAACTGAAGGCCGAACTCAACAGCAAGATCAGCGGCTACGTATACCTGACCTACATCCTCGCGGCTACCAGGCGAGTCGGCAAGCCCTGGGACGCAAGCACTGGTGCGGTGTCATGGATTGAGGCGATGCGCGAAGAGAGCGGCCTGGGTCTGAAGGACGCTAAGAACACGTACGACTTCGTCAAGGCAAACCCGTCGATCCTCGACGACTACGACCTAAGCGGCTTCTGATCACCCCATGACCCAACACGAAGAATCCACACTGATCCGCAAGGGGCCGTGCGACGAGTGCGGCTCGAGCGATGCCAATGCTCTGTACTCCGATGGGCACTCCCACTGCTTTTCGTGTGGCCACTTCGAGCGCGGGGATGGCGAAACATTAACGATAGGAAGGAAGAAAGTGGCAGACAACCTGGACTTCTATGCCAGAGCGGACGTAAGCGGGCTTCGTGCCCGTGGGATCAACGAAGATACCTGCCGGTTCTTCGGTGTCCGCGTAGGGGCATTAGGGGACCAGACGGTCCACATGTACCCGTACCTTCGTGATAACCAAGTAGTGGCAGTAAAGACCCGAGACTCCAGCAAGGACTTCAAGTTCCTCGGGGACGCCAAGCACCCGCCCATGTTCGGCCAGAACCTCTGGTCTAAGGGCAAGAAGCTGGTGGTGACCGAGGGCGAAATCGACTGCCTGACGGTCTCCCAACTACAGGGCAACAAGTGGCCCGTGGTCTCCGTGCCCAATGGCGCGAAGGCCGCAAAGAAAGACATCGCACGTCAGATGGACTTCTTCCAGCAGTTCGACGAAATCATCCTGATGTTTGACATGGACGAGCCGGGCCAGACCGCAGCGAAGGAAGTTGCGGAGATGTTCGGCCCTGGCAAGGCGAAGATCGCCTCCCTGCCCCACAAGGACGCCAACAAGTGTCTCGCGGAGGGCCAAGGTGCCGAAGTGATCCAGGCAATCTGGAACGCGAAGGCTTATAGGCCCGACGGTATCAAGTCGATCAGCGAAGTGGCTGCGGATGCGGCTGAAGACATCCCCGATGGTGCCCCGTGGTGGGACGAACGGCTCACGAAGCTGACCTATGGTCGGCGCGAGGGCGAGTGCTATGCGTTCGGGGCGGGGACTGGTATCGGGAAGACCGACTGGTTCACCCAAGGGATCGCATTCGACCTCCTGAAGCTGAAGCTGAACGTAGGCGTGATCTACCTCGAGCAGCCGATTAAAGAGACCGCCAGGCGGATCGCAGGCAAGGCGGTAGGTAAGGTGCTCCACGTACCCCGCAAGGCCACTGTGGAGGAACGTAGGGCCGCTCTCGAGGTTATCTCGGAGGGTGACCGCCTGCACCTCTATGACTCGTTCGGCGCTGCCGACTGGGAAGTGGTCAAGGCGAAGATCCGCTACATGGTCCACGGCCTCGGCTGCAAGTCGATCTACCTGGACCACCTGACTGCGCTGGCAGCGAACGTAGAGGACGAGCGGCGCGGCCTGGACCAGATCATGGCCGAGCTTGCGGCACTCGCACTCGAGCTGAAGATTTACCTCCACTTCATCTCCCACTTGACGCGGCCCAAGGACGGCCCGCCGCATGAGGAAGGTGGCCGTGTGAAGCAGGCGCAGTTCCGTGGCTCCAACGCCATCGGGATGTGGAGTCATTTTATGTTCGGCCTTGAACGAAACACGCAAGGCGAGGACGAGGAGAGCCACATCACCACGTTCCGCGTCATCAAGGATCGCCCCACCGGCCAGGCAACGGGTAAGACCCTGCCCCTGGGATACGACCCCGCGACAGGTCTCCTCTTCGATACGGAGGCCTTCGCCCCCGAAGAAACCGCAGAGGAAGCATATGGCTTTTAGCAATCTCAACACTCAAGACTGCCCCAACCAGGTAACCCTGTACCAGGACGCGAACATCCAGATCGGCAAGTTCGCCAACGAGGAGCCGCACCTGTACCTCATCCAGGAAGAGTTCGACACGACCGATGTGGTCGAGTTGGACCTGGCCGGTCAGCACGCGCTGTACCTCATTCTCAAGAACCGCTTCGAGGCCTGACATGAAATACACAGTCTCCATGCTGGTCCTCGCAGCCCTGCTCTCTGGGTGTAACAGCCGAGACGGCCAGATGTCGCTGGCAGGCAACAACACCATCCGCAACGATGGACAACATGTGGCCTACGGGTCCACGGACGTCCGACTGTTCGACATGGTGTCCCCTGAAGGTCACAAATGCACCGTGGCCGCATCCGATAACAACCAGGGCGGTGTCGCTATGCACTGCTGGTCCAACTGAGAAAGACATGATCAACGAACACGAAGAAGGCGGTGCCCTGCTGGCTGAGTTCGACTCGGTCGGCGCGAACGGCCCGAAGACCACGCGCATCGGGATGGGCTTCAACAAGGCGTCGCACTGCGTCTGCCTGTACCAAGAGAACGGGGACGAGCGTGATGAACTGGACGAAGACGACATGGTTGTCCTCGACGTCGAAGCGCAGCGCACCCTCTACACAATCCTGAAGGCCCGCTTCGAAGACCTCGCGGACCCGCGCTAAGGAGACAACATGGAATTCACCCCGTACCCGAAGACCCCCCGCCTGAAGCGGGACATCGTCATCACCGAGAAGCTGGACGGCACGAACGCCCAGGTGGTGATCACGGTCGATGACCGCCTCGCCGATGAGCACATCATCGCGGAGACGTACGCACTCGACGGACGCCTGACGACCATGCGCGTCGGCTCGCGGTCCCGCTGGATCACCCCCGGCAAGGCCACGGACAACTACGGCTTCGCCCAGTGGTGCTACGAGAACCAGGCCGAACTCTTCAAGCTCGGCGAGGGCCAGCACTTCGGCGAGTGGTACGGCAAGGGAATCCAACGCGGCTACGGTCTCGATCACAAGCGCTTCGCCCTATTCAACACGGCCCGTTGGGGTCGGCACAACCCGAACACACCGAAGTGCTGCGAGGTGGTCCCGGTACTGGCTACGAACGGGAACATGGCGACTGTCGACCTCGCGATGAAGGAGCTGATCGACGGCGGCTCCTTTGCGGTCCCTGGCTTCGATAAGCCCGAGGGCATCATCGTCTACCACACGGCATCGAAGC